GAGTTGTAATGATGTATCTGGTCTTGGATTTCTAAGAGATTGTGGATCAGACATCTTCATTCTGCCCAACTCGTATTGAGGATTATCTTTATCCAATACATCAAAGCCGACCCGAAACCCTGTGTCTCTACCATCCCTTATTAAAGGAACAAGATCTCTTAGCGCGTATCGGAATCCAGTTACATCACAAAATCCAAACGCATATTTACCTCTAGCATAAATACTCAATATCTATACCCTCCGGGCACAAAGAATAAAGACTCTTTACCTCGATCTGCATCAACGGCTTGCTTCCATTGCTCTTCATATAACTGCTTGAGCAACGGTATTCTGTCTTGCAACTCTGGTTTTTTTAACGCAACAAAATATGCTAAACCTGCCACTAAACATGGCAAAAACCTAGATGGTATCTCTGGATTATCCGACCCAGCATTTCCAGCATCTGCGATTCTCTCAATATAATAATACTCAAAAACATAAGGCTCTGTTGAATCGGGTACAGGCCACAAGTTAATTGAAGAAACTGTATCTGACTTTTCTAACCAAAATTGCAATGGCTTAGATTGTGTCAGCTTGTTTGTAAGATGAGAGTATTGCTTGACTGATATTCGGGTTAGATTTTGGTCTACTTGATTTGCAGTGCTGCCAGAGTTGGTTCGTATAAACGCCTCAACAATATCTAACACCTTTGCATCTAATGAATAGCGGGAAGTCCCAGCCGTCAGTGACTGAGACCCGCTTTTAATTGTCCACAAATTTAATCCACGATTTTGCCACTCAAGAAACATAAGGTTCATGCTTCTTCTGGCTGTGCGATAGTCATACCCGCTCTTTAGCTCTGAGCCTGCTTGCTCAAACGCCTCTTCTATCGCATCACCTAAATCAAGATCAAATGTGTAAGTAGACATCTACGTTTTCTTTTTGACCATCTTGCCGCGCTTCATAGTCATAGGTTGCTTCTTAGAGCCACCGCGCATTCCTGCTGGTCGCTTTTTCATCACACCAGCTTTCTTAGCTGTGCCGCCCTTCATTCCGGGTGGCCGCTTCTTCATTACACCAGACTTCTTCATGGTGCCGCCCATTGCTTTTGTAGGTGTCTTTTTCTTTACACCCGCTTTCTTCATCGTCTTTTTACGCATTTTATCACTCTGCTAATTGATTATAGAATCGTTCCCTCAGTTGGAATACATGCGGTGGCTCTTCATCTCCAAAAACAAACGAGTAATAATCTGTATTTTTTAATTTATGTACCGCGTTTTGCAAATCTTTGAGCCGCTGTATGTATAACATCGCATAAGAAACATCATTGAGTTCTTCAAATGTATCCGACTCAATAGCTTCATTTGCCTCATCATCAGGGTGAGATCCCATAATCCAAAGATCTCTATCCCCAAAAACTCCATTACTTATCGCGTAATTTAAAGCCTCTACACGATTATGAAATTGCACCCCATCCTCTTCATAGTCCAAATCAATAACAATATGAATGCGATAGGTGTCGTCGTAACTCTCTAGCGATTTAAAAACATCTACGAATGACGTAGTGCGTTTAAACGTCATAAGAACCTGATGCGCCTCCCATGTCTTTTTGGCATATGGACAAGCAGACATTCCACCTAAATCATCGTTAGGTAATTCAAGCGTCTGCTTTGACCAATCCCTAACCTCTTGGCGAATAGATTCTTCTAAGTCAAATCTATTATGGCTTTCTAGCTGCGCCATATCCACGGCGTTCCATTTTTCTAGTTTTAGCTTTAGTAGTCTCAGTTGCAATCTTAGTTATGCCGCCTTCTCTCATACCTATAGGCCCAAGCTCTCCTATGCCACGCATCATTGCTCGTTGCCTAGAAGGAAGGCCGCGAGATCTGCCAGCACCAAATATCCCGCCCCGACCAGACTGGCCTTTCTGCAAACCAAAAAATGACCCTCTACCGCGACCACGCCCCGCTCTTTTCTGAGCGCGAGATTGTGCTTCAAATTGTCGCTGCATTGGCGCTCCAGCCTCTGCTTCACGCCTCCCAATAGTCGGCAACCCGCCACCCATACCAGCTCTCTCAAACATCATTGCCATCTCGTCTTTCTGAGAACGTGGATTTTGCCGCCGACTAGGGCGATTCAGACCAAACTGCTCCTGCCTTCTAGCAAGTGATGAATGCATTCCACTATTAGATGGTTTACGATTTTTTCGACCCGTCTGGGCCAAGCCTGAATCCCTTACGACTTGTTCAGCTTTAGCGTTTCGTTTCCGCATTTGGTTTAAATACTGCATATCCGGCATGCCCCCGCTTTGCATCTTCCCAACGCCATCTGCCGCATAAAAAGGAACCTTCTTTCCATCCTTCTCGACCATTTTGAGCTTGTCTGTCATCCAACTATCCTCATTTCTTTGTAAAGACCTTTAGCAATAGCCTTCAAAGCATCGGTAGGGGCGTTTAAAAACTGCTCTACGGACATTTCGTGGGCAAGAGGTATCCTAGATAGGGTCTGCAATACAACAGCATCTTCGGCCTCATTTAGGCTTACAGTGACCCTGACCAAATCTAAAGGATCTGAAAAACTATGAAAGCAATCTATTATCTTGCTATCAAATTGTTGGCGAGTGATGCTATCCATAATGCTTAATAACACTCATGCAGATGTTATAGACATCGCCATCTGAGTGAGCAACTGTGGTAAACATAATGTCACCTGTTACGCCACTACCCGCATTATTAGGAATGCCATTGAACTCACTAAAGTCTAGCTCGTCTGCATAATCAGCATTTAACTGCCATGCTAATAAATCGGTACTCGCATCGAAAAATATCTTTACACCCATTCCAATGGTGGTGTACCAGATTTTTTCTATGCTCACCTTAGAACAAGCAGCGCCAGATACTGGATCGGCTGTGAGAGCAGACACATCTATCTTCTTTACCGCTGCCTCTCCAGAACCATCGCTAACGTTAGTAAAACGGAATATCGCTTTTCTCGCGCCATCTTGGATAGTTTGTGTAGCTACTGCGTCAGCCATGACTGCCCCCTATTACGCTATCTGAACGTACTCGATAATAAACGTAAATGAACCAGCAGTGGTTGCATCAACAGTATTGGTAATGTTGCAAAAAATAGTTCGGGCAGTGTCTGTATATTGAACAGAAGCAGGCGCTGTAGTGCCGCTTTGCGTCTGAGTTACAAGCGTTGTTGTAGTTACGTTGTGTTCTACAACAGTAGTGCCGCCATCCAAAATCTCATCAGTTACTGCCGCTACAATCTGTGCGCCGGAGCTAGTAGTACCAACTTCATAACCAATGTCACCTGTACCGATAACGGGAGAGGTGTCACAAAAGATCTTGATGTCAGTAATAATTGTGTTGGCAGGTTGAGTAAACTCACCAATAGATGGGCTGTCACCTGCTGTGGTGTTAACTGTAACACCTGTAGCAAAACCAACGTGCTTTACATATTTATTCGTAACGATGCCGGTAGATGCAATATCTACTACGTCAGTAAGCGCACCAGTGCTGCTATTTTTAGAAACAACTTTAAACCCATTCTCTGATCGGACGGGGCCGTTGAAGGTAGTATTTGCCATGAGTATCTCCTGTCGTGGCTAGTGTCAGATTGTTCCATGTGGAACATTCTGTCAGGGATAAAAAAAAGGACTACCCAAGTATAACCTGAGTAGTCCTTAAAAGCTCTAGCTAGAGCCGGGGGATCCGAAAATTCCCAATGGGTCTGAAACGCCGAATGAGTATCGCTCACGCGCTTTATAGCGCACATTACCCGTATCGAAGTCACCGTCCATAGAGTTTTCTAACGCCGTGCGCTCGAAATGCTTCATGCCGTTAGGCACATCAGTAATCAAGAACCACGCATTAGTATCCGTGAGATAGTGATTTACTGAGTAGCCTTCTGGAATGCTGCCATTCGTGTAGATTGCGTTAATGTCATTATCAGCCGTTCCAACCCGACCTTCTGTTTGCAAAATCCTAGTTGCAACAAACATTAAGGCGGGGGGAACAATCAGCTTGCGAGGTCGAGCAGCGATCAAAAGTCCACGCTCGTCAACCCAACCAGCAATCTGGATAATTGAAGCCTCCAAAGAGGTCTCATTTAAATCCGCACCCGTAACTGGGCGATTGCCGTTCTTTGTGCCACCAACCGTTGGGTGACCATCACCACCGGTTACTCCATCGCCAGAAGCGGTAAATAGGTTTACACCATCACCACTCTGAAACGCATTAGAGAAACCATTGTTGAGCAAAGAAGCTGATTTCACCTGCTTTGTATAAGCCATAGCTCGCGCTAACGCCTTAGTATAACGAGCAGAAAGAGAATCATAGAGATTATCTTCCATCGCTTCCTCGGTGATAGCAAAACCCATAGCCACGGTTTCGTGATTGAAGCGAGCAGTAAAAGACTCTTGTGCAGAATCAAATATAATTGATTCGCCTTCACCCTTTGTGGGGGCAGCACCAAAGCCACTTAGCTTTACTTCTTCTTCAAAAGAACGATCACTCGCTTCTGTTTCATAGATTTGAGTGTGTTCATCTTCGTACTTTCCATACTCCAAACCAAACAAGGCATTAAGCCCCGGCAGGAGTTCTTTAAGCATTTGCGCTCTTGAAATTGCCATTGCCTAGTTACTCCTATACGCCGGTTGTATTTCGGTACGCATGACCAACGTTAAAAATAAACAGCGCATCGGTGAATGCATCACCAATGGTACTGCTTGGGCCATCATAAAAATCGTAGATTCTTAGTGGCAACGTATTGGTTGTCGCAGTTGAATCAGCATCAACGGCATTCTTGCTATTACCGATGCTTGTGGTTCCAGCAGTTTGGATCACATCAAAGTTTGATCCGAGTGCTGTTTGTGCAATAGCGCCGTCCGCCTGCATCAAAAAGACCACATCTGGGTCAGTCAATACATAAGCCTCAATATCATCCGCTGCCGTAGATGCTGGATAGTATTGATTAAACGTTAATTGCCCAGTAGTAGGATCGGTGTATTTAACACCCATGAAAATACCAATGGTGGTCAACGTTGCAGTTCCTGTGTCCTTTTCAATAACGCCAGCCGCAACCATCTTGACAAAATCACCATTGAAAATAGCAGTAGCATAACCGCTGGCAATTTTAAGATGCTGGACTTTACCATTGAAAGAACCACTAGCACTTGTAGTGCTTACGGGTCTTGCTCCAAATGGAGCGGCTGTAGTAGCCATGATAGTTTCCTTAACAAATCAAAAGTAAAAATTACCATCCACTTTTAGTTACGCGAGTCTTACGATCTGGTCGGAGCAAAGGCATCCTAGGATCATTTTCACGCATATATGAATGATCGACACTTTCCATTTGTTGCGCTGCCGTTCCTTCGTAATGACGCTGGCGAGCATCCGCAACTTCTTCTGGAGCTTTACACAAAAGCTGACCGCCTATTTCTACACATCCGGGGAATCTGCTATTGTGATCTGGCATCACCTCTAGCTCTGGATGATCCTCTATTTTTACAGGCTCCCATCCTTCCCTAAAGCGCATAGATACGTTTGTTGCATCTGACTGTCCTACCATTGAGGTTCTCACCCAACGAAACCTCCACCCCGGTTGAGGCAAAGGATCTGGTAGAAGTGTCGGAGGCACCCACGCTTTTTCTCTAGCAGCTTCACTTCTTTCTTCAAGCTCTCTTGGTTCTCGGCTATCACTCATCGTCCCATCCTCATCTGTTGTGCGGCATACTGTTCGGGTGTAATACCCAGCTTCTTTACAAGTTCTAGCTGACTTCTGTTCAGCTTGACCTGTCGCTTTCCTTTACTCCCACGTTGCGCTGGTGCAACTACAGTAGAGCTTCTATTTGATTGCGGTGCTTCTGCCTGCTGCGGCTCCACATTAAAAGCTCTTGGGAACGACTCTCTTAACGCCTGATCTACTGCTTGGAAGTATTCTGGAGTATTCCTCTGAACACCTCGCTTAATGAGCATTTCATCAAGTCCATAAGTAAAGCCAGTGAGTGCCTCGTTTCCGGGCGCTCCAAACCAACTATTGCGAGCAAGCCAATCCTTTAATCTCGGATCCATTTGCTCTTGTTGCGGTGGCTGTTCCACCGGCGCATTACTTTCAGCCTGCTGCTGCGTAGTATTGCTCTGCATCTGGGTCTTATAATTATCTATATAAGCCCTGTCTGCTTGGATTCGCGCAAGCTGTTCTTGCGCTTCCACCATCTTTTGAGTATCGCCCTCTTCATGGGCTTTCGTATATTCTTGCCTTAACGAAGCTAACTCTGCTTCAGTACGACTTTGTACACTTTGCAATAACGCTTGTTCGCTTTGTCCTACTAGCCCTTGAAGTCTCTGTACTTCTCCTTGGCTATTTTTTGCAAACTGAACAGCTTCATCGCGTAATCTTTGTGCGGCTTCCTTCTCTCTACGCTGCTGATGATACTCGTATTTAAGTCTGTTTAAACGCTTTTTAACACGATCATCTTCAATGTCAATCTCTTCGTCGATGTTAAATGGCTCAACATCATCGCGTACAGGCCGACGGTCTTCTTCCGGCGTGTCATCAACCTCGATGATTTCTATTTCATCAGCATCAAATCCGCCATCTATGCTTTCATTTGGTTCTGGAAAATTTACTTCAGACACGACTAATCCCCCTTGGATCATCCACTACAGCTTCGACAGTATCGTCATTGATAATGCGAAACTCTTTGCCATGAATACTAATTCGAGTACCGCTATAGGCTCGCATAATAATGAAGTCTCCTTTACTACACCAAGGCCCATTGGGAAATCGTTTTTCGTCTTTGTAACAGTCCGGCCCCATTGCAATAACAAATCCAACCACTGAAGATGTTTCTTCGATGGATATTGTTGCTTTTGCTTTTATAATTCCACCTTCTGTCTTTTCGTCGATTTCTGGTAAACCGATTAGAATATGATAGCCAGTTGGCACTGGAAGCTGGCTCGCTTTATCAACAGCCTCCTCTTCCTTGCCAATAGCTTTTAAATCAACCTCTGCCATTTCTTTCTCACTGCAACACTTAAAGGGAAGTGTAGAACCCATCACGCCCTGTTGGCGCTAATCTTGATCTACAAATACGCGCTCTGCGAGTTGTCTGATTTCTCGCTTGGCTATTTGTATACCTTCTAATTGTCCTCTGAATAGTTTGTATGACTCAATGTTTTCTACTGAGCCAGCAAGCAATACTTCTTTGTGATGCTCTTCTAATTCGTTTAAACGAGATAGTAATAAATCAACAAACTGTGGATCAACAAATCCTGCCATTAACTGCCTTTGGTGATCTGTTCTGCTATCTTTCTGCCAATATCTGCACCGCGAGTGGCATCGACTTGACGTTGCTTTTGCAGTCGCTCTTCACGATCAAAACCAGCCGTAACAGAATCTTTTGTCATTTCTGCTTGAGCCAAACGTTCAGCACTATTGATTCTTTCTTGAGCAATAGATAAGTCTTTTTGAATCTTGAGTCGCTCCAATGCATCACGCATCTGTGCCTTTTCTTCTTCAAGCGCCAACTTCTGTTGCTGTGTTGCAACTCGTTGTTGATCTGTTTGGGCTTTAGCAGCAGCAGATTGCTCTTCAATCTCAAGCTCACGCTGCTTGAGTTGCAATATAGGGTCTTCTGCTTGAGCCTGCTGCTCGGCTTGCTGGGCCTCGGCTTGATCCTTTTGCAATAACTGCTCTGCTGCCTGTGCAACAAGTGAAGCAAGTTTGACTTCGATTTCTGGCGGAAGCTCTGTATCTTCTGCCGGCAAATCCAAGCCAAGCTCTTTTTGTT